TAGCCTCTGTAGCTCCTGCATATCCTTGGTTTGGGACATCCATATATCTAAAGCCTGCCATAGATTTAACAGGCTCAGGTAATCTCAAATCATTAACATGGGTAACAGTTTTTCTATCAGTCTGATCGCCAACAATAGACATTACATTTCTGCCAACTAAATCTGAAAAACTTTTTAGCTCTGGCTCTACTGCATCTGCGGATAACAATCCTGCACTTGTGTGGTTTCTCAATACTGATGGCTGTTGTGATTTAATATTTGTATATTTAGCGCCAACTGGTAATGCTTGGTTAGGATTTAAAAAATTAAATGCAGTTGGTGTTTTTTCTAATTCATCTGCAATTTTTGCGCCAGACATTTCATATGGCTTACCTGTATCTATTTTTGGCTTTAATTTAATATTGCCAAAAGTTGATCCCATCACACTTGGATCAACTTCAATGCGATCAACTACATCAAGTAAACCTCTTGCAACTTTCTTCAATGGAGGTGCGGCGGCATCACCAATAAGTGGCACTAAGCCAATTAGAGATGCTCCAGCTAAAGCCGCCACTAATCCATAATTAGGGTCTGGCTTTTGTATTTCGTCGTATATTTCTTTAGCCGCCATAGCATCACCAATGATAGGCGTGGCTTCAGCTACAAACTTTGCGGCGTCCATTGGGGTAAAGCTCATTGGCTCTACTGCAAGTCGCTGGCCTTCATTTGCGTAGCCTGCGTAACTTTGTTGGTCAAGCAGTCCCATTAAAAATTCCATCTAGCATTTGTTGCAATCTAGGTGACATTTCCTCGATGGGTGTTGTTGGCTCATTTGTTGCGGCATACAAGGACATTAGCTCAGACAAACCATCTGGCTTAGACATAATCATATTATAATTTTCTGGATTGTTATTCATCTTGTATTCTAACATCTCCACAAATCCCTGCTTATTTGCAAGATTTGATGACATAATCGCCTGCATGACATCAACTGGTAGTATCAGGCTACGCACAATCTGACCACCTGTAGCATCTGCGCCCCTAGCCATTGTGCCTTGTGGCATCTGATTGGGAAACGACGTGATGGGATCATTGCCAGCAAAATTGGCTTGTCCTAACGTGCCGTAGCTTGTTTTTTCACCAATACGATCCATTGCGGATGTGCCATCCATATTAGTCAATAATCCGCCGCGATATTCAAACTCGTCATTAGGCGTCAGGAAATTAGCCACACGCTCCGCAAAGCTATTGCGTCTGGATCGCTTGCCCTCATCAAGTTGATTGAGGAAGTTCAGTACGCCTCTATTTACCATAGCCGCCATTTAAGCACATACCTTTAGCCTTACAGTTTGACTTGGTAGGGCATCCCTTGCACGTTTTCATGATAAAACCTCATTGCTGTATATTATGCGACCATATCACAATTCATCTATTGACGCCAGTATGTTACGCATTCTTTCTGAGAGCTTCCACTCGCCAGCCTTCCACTTCGCGGCGTGTTGTGCATCCTGCAAAGATAATCCGCGTTGCACATATTCCTTTATCCATCTAGCCATCAATAAATTTTTCATCTTAGGTGACAAATTTAAAAATTTTTTTTTCATGCAATTCCCTTTAAATTGCGCTTAATGGATTTATTCCAGTTATTATTATTGCCAGATAATGCAGTCGTCGCGTCCGATGCCATTGTCAGGCATAGTGCATCTGCGAGATCTGGCGATTTTAGGCCACGTTTTCGCATTGCGTCCTTACTTTCGGCTTTCATCTTGCCCGACGATGTAAAGCTATACCTAATGCTGGTTAACTCAGCCAAGAGCTGGTCATCCTTTGGTAACTTGCAGGATCTATCTTCGAGCCAGCCTTTTGTCTTAAACCACAGCTCACTACGCAAATTCATATAAGTCTTGCCCAGCGCTGGGGCTTCGCCAACATTAACTCCACGCACTGGCATGCCAAGCTCACGCAATCTATCGACTACACCGCCGCCAACGCCAATACTATCGACCAGTATGTCTGATGGCCTCATGCTGGGCTGTAATCCCTCATATTCTGCCATAACTCGACCCACAGTTTGCATTAAGTCTAATCCCTGCCACGCCTCAATATCTGTGACGACGTTGCCATATCTTTTGCAAAGCGCAGTTTTATCAGTACCAAACCTCGCCACGTCCAAGCCCCACACTGGCTTTATATCTGGCGTCATCTCAATATCACGATGCGTCGCGCTCTGGGCTAAGTGAAATGGTATAATCGTGTCATCGTCTGCCATAGGAAATTCGCCGAGAACACGTATTCGGAATGCATTGCTTTCCTCGCCGTATCGCTCACGCATCTCCTCGACAAACTCATCAGACACAAGTGGGCTATCGACGCACGACCAGCGCCTAGTCCACCAGCTCTTGGACATTCTGGTTTGGCTTTCGTAAAATGTGCCAGAGGATCTCGTCGGGTTTGATAGCAGTAACGTGGTTGCGCTGTGACCAGACATTGACCCAGCCGCCGCTTCAAAAACTTTCTCAGGCACACCAGATGCCTCGTCAACTACCAATAAAACATTTTCGGAATGCACACCAGCTAATGCCTCTGGCGTTTCTGCGCGTGACGTTCTGGCTGATATAAATGCCTCGGAAGCGGCTGACGTTAGTTCCACACGATCTGACTTAACAGTTAGCAATTGCTGTAGATGGGGTGGCAACTCGTTAATCCATCGTTTTAGCTCGGCAAACAATGCGTCAAACAATTGGCTGGACGTGGGCGCTGTGACGACAACTTTATTTGGGAAACGCAAAAGCAAGTACCAAAGCATCGCCCAAGATGCCGACGTTGATTTTCCTGTACCATGCCCAGACCTGACAGACATTTTACGCTCGCCATTAGCTATAGCATCGAGAAACTCTTCCTGATAATTATATGGTGTAGCGCCCAGCACCTCTTTAACAAATAGCACTGGATCGTCACGATAGCGCAGGACAAATTCTGTTAATGGGTTATCACTCATCGGTTACATCCTCATAATCCACGTCAATCGTCTTGGCTTCACGCTCCTGATCTTCCTTATGGATAGCCGCCAAATCGGAATTAACTTTGCGTAGGGCGTCTAAATGCATGTCGCCAACTGAGATATTTACGTTTGTCTGTGGCCTAGTGCCGTATCTATCTTGGTTATACGAGCTTGCCATAAACTTGCGCCACTGCACCTTCTCTCTCGTTGCGGCTATCTCACTGCTTGTCGAGCCGCCATCCAAATCATCTACCATTGTTAAGCCCTGCTCGACTAGGGCATCTGCGGCGTGACGTCTGGCTTCGTTCATGGCCTTCTCATATTCTGGCACTTTATTCAGTGATGAACCGAGGTATTGCCTAGAGCATCCATATTCTACAGCCATTTTTGTCAAAGTATTACCTGATGCGATTTGCTCAAACAGGTAATCTACGCCGCCTTTCTTCTCAACATCTGCTAGGATCTTCCTTCGTAATGCCTTGCCAGCCATTAATATTCTCCAATTTTTTTAAATTTTACAATAGGTAAGCATTATATTGCAAGGGGGTATGGGGGTCATTCGTGTGCGTGAAAATATAGCAAACGCACCCCCCCTCTAGCTGTCACATGGGGGGGTCATAAATATCTAGTTTCGTATAAAATAAACAACGCATAGCTCAAATCACCTGTATATTGCTACAAAACCGCCTAACCTATTGATATCATTAGATATACTTATAATTATGCCCCTAATGTCCGATAATGTATATTATGTTAACTTTCATAATATCCGAATGTGTTGACAAAAGATTTGCTATTTGTTACGCGCTCACGCGCCTGCGACGACGCATCGATGCCCTTTTCGTATAACAATGCTACCAATATTAATGCAGTAATTTGCTTGTCTCCTCAGCGTGTTGATCGTGTAATTCAATGAGTGCCTCTGCCAGCGATTGGATAACAACGTCAGCCCCAACAATATGTAATCTATCTGTTATGAAGTCGCAGAGTATATCCAATTCCTGATCATTCTCATCAGTATTCTTACAGTGAAGATCTAGCGTTAATTTAATGTTAAACTCTGACACGTCATCTAACCTTGTAATGTGACCGCGTAGCTCGGAAGAGGAGGAGAAGCTACGCGGTCTAGTTCAGTGGGAAACATGTTGTAAATGCAAAAACAACACGTTTAGAGGGAGGAGAACCCACTGACTATAGTATGCCTCAAGAGAGGCGTTGTTTCAAGCCTATGTGACCTCATTTGATAGCTCGTAAGCCAGCGCAAGATAACCGCACCCATCAACTGAGCTATCCTGATGCACGCCGTTACGCATCCTAGCAATCTTTAACAGCGCCATCATGTTTGCCACGTCGTATGCCGACACATGCCTACCGAGATACGCCGTCCACATAG